GAAGTGCCGCCGGGGGCGAGCGCGTAGATGCCGTCCAGTGAAAGGAAGATCAGCTCGCCGTCGGGCCCGAGGGTCCAGGCGCTTTGTCCAATGATGCCGACGGCCTGACTAAGAGAGTCGAGCTGCCCTCCAAACGCCGGATCGCCTCGGAGTCGCCAGATTTCGCTGCGGCAGCCCATGATAAGATAGTCGTCACTGTGGGGGATGAGGGCCGTAATAGCCGTGCCTGGCACCCCCGCTTCGCTATTCGTTCCTGCGACGGCTCTCTGACTGTCGGTTTGTGAGTAGTCCCAATCAAGCGGATCTCCTTGGCGGCTCATGTACCAGACGTGCGGCGCGATCTCGGCCCCGGCCAGAACGATCCGGTCGAGGTATCGGGCGATCAGCGGGTTCCCGGTTGGGACCTGGCCAACGCCGTCCGTCGCTGTCATAATGGCAATGGTATTCAGAAGCGGGTTGTAAATCTTCGGGGCTCGCTCGATCCGGTAGGCGCAGGTTCCGTCCCCGGGCGCTTCGTCGAGCGTGACGCCGTTCGTTGCATGAACCGACACAATCGCATAGGTCCCGGCGACCGTCGAGCCGCCGACGTTTGAGATGACGCACACGTCGCTGTCTGGGTCAATCCCTAATGTCGACCAGTCTTGGCCGGCAACATCATCCAGCACGTACCCGGAGATCGTTCCGTCCGACCCGGAGTCCCGCGTGTCGCCGTAGTCCGCGATGTAGAGCTTCTGGCCACTCTGCGCTGACGTGAGTGGAACGTCGCTTCGGACGGACAGGTCGGACGTAACGACAGTCATCCGTCCGTAGGTGGTCTCGCGCCACAAATCACCGCCGGCCGAGGCGACCAGCATGGACCGCAACACGTCAACCGTTCCGGTCGAGTAGTATTGCACGCGGAACGTATTCACGAGCGTCAGCTCGTCATCCTGGATTGTCGCAAGCCCAAACCCGACGCCAGTCCCCGGGTGCGTGTCGACCGTCGCAGACTTGGCCACAACTCCGTTCCAATAAACCGTAACCAAGTCACCGACCACGGTCGCCGACAGCCAGCCCGGGGTCGGTATCGCGGGGATGTCAAATGTGAAGCTATTGTTGTTCGTAATAGAGCCGCCCGTTGTGGTCTGGAGCTTCCCGAGGCCGGTGTCTGCACCGCGAGCAAACCAGAGCTCCACCATGACCCCAGCGTCTTCGTAGTCTGGCGTAGCGTCGTCGAGTCGTAGGTAGATCCGATACTTGCCACTGAAGGCGCCGCTCCACGGCGTCAGAAACATCTCGACCGTATATGCCTCGGTTGCGTCGATCGGCAGCGTGTCAAGCGTGACTTCGCCTTCGTCAACGGACGTGTCGACAGACGCAAGTGCCTGCGGAAGGATACTCGGAATGTCACTTGCCCAGCTAGCCTGCGTCCATGCGGAGGCCATGGCCGTACCGCCGAACGTGTCCGACCAAGCCGTAAAGCCATCACCGAGAGCCAGGACCATCGGGTCCAATAACCGAACGGCAGACCCCAGGTTGTCGAGGTGCGACTCGATAAGCCCGGGGCGGGAACCACCCCTCTCCCTGCCTTGAAGACTGCCCTTAGGCCGCACATTCAACAGGTCTCGGGAGGTGTAAGGTGGTTGCTGCCGGTGCGCCCCCTGGCGGTTCAATCCGCCGAGAGGGAACTTGACATCGATCAGTTTCTTCTTCGCCATTGCGGCTTGCCTCTATCGATAGCAGGGGACGTTGACCGCAACCTCATTGATCTGAACGTGACCGTTCGCAGCCTCGGACGTATCGACAGTCGTCACGTCAATGAGGACGTTGAGTACGCTTCCGGCCGCCAGCTCGTCGCCCGAGGCGTCGCCAGTGATCGTAAAGTTCTGCGCCGCTGCGACCACAACATCCTTGATGTCGATTGCAGCCGTCGCCTGGATGTCAGTGCTGTCCAAGGCTCCGGCCTTGATGTGCTTGACAATCAGGTCCAGAGGGCTCGCTGTGTCTCGCGTGTCCGACACGAGGCACGTAATGTCGACGGTCAGGTCTGACCCGACCACGTAGTCTTCGGGAACCACGAAATCGAACATCGCGTACTCACGCTGCGTCCCGGTCACGCCGCTGTTGGATTCGCTACCGAGGACCGCTGTCCCCGCCGCCGCACCAAGCCCCAAGGTTCCACCGTTTCCATCGGGCGTGGTGGGCAGCGCGGTCTGAGCTGCGTCTTCTTGTCGCAGGCTGGACAGGGCGATGGTGAATTTCTTCGTCACGGTTGCGAGCGTGAGCGCGCCGTTCGCGGCGAGCGTGGCGTGACTGGACACCGCGACCTCCTCATAGCTGTCGCCGTCGGCAACCAGAACCTTCCCGGCCGTGTAGGCGAGCGTGCCTACGTCAGACAGATCCGAGAGCTCCGCCGAACCGGCAGGAACGACTGCGTTGAAGTCCGCCGACGTATTGGAGCCCTCATTGATGTAAAAGGCAGACTCAACCGTGCCGTCCGTGTGCTGCCAGATGCAGCCGGTCTGGTAGCCCGCGACGCCGTCGGCCGGGACAGTGTCGCCAGACCCGGATAGCAGTCCGGTATTGGCGGTTTCGGGGGCCTTCATTCGGAGTAGACTGGCAACTCGTTGTAGCATCGGTTTTTCCTCAGTTCAAGAATGGTTTCAAGTAAAGATCACAGCGCTATGCGGAATACGGGCCAGGACGAAAAGCAATCATCCCACTTTGATAGGTTCCAGTTCCGCCGTTACCAATCGCGTAGATGGCTTCACGGGCCTCGACGCCGCGCAGCTCCAGGGACGCATCGGCATTGATGAGCTGAATCCCCTTGCCGGCTACGGCATCCTCACCTATGCCAATGGCGATGGTTGTCGCGTTGACCTTCTGGACGGTCAGATGGTCACGGCCTGTGTCGGCCGGAACAATGATTGTCGATACGGCGGTTGCCGTAAAAGATCCCTTAGACATCTTAACTCCTACTTTTTCTTTTTCTTACTCATCACGTCGACAAGACTCTGTAGGCCGGACGGCGTGTATTTCTTACGGAGGTCTTCGGACTTTTTCGGCCCCGACGAAGCGTTCACAACGGCCGACTGCTTCAACTTTGGCTTGGCTCGCTTTCTCGCCCCTGCGTCATAGAAGGCGTAGGCTTTCTCTTTTTTGATCTTGGCTTGAACCCTTTTTTCCGCGCCAGTTAATCTATGTCTCTGCGGCATCAGTATACAACTCCATTTATGACAATCGGAAGGTTTGTGTACGCCGCGCCATAGCGCCCGCGTCGATAGTAGTCGCCGTATTCCTCAACGTGCCCCATCTGCCCGTAAGAACGCGCGTCACGCTTACCGTCTCGCGCTATAGCATCGGCAAGAAGAGCTTGGTACTGTGCCGTATGATTGCCAATAACTTCGTCCAGACGCGACTCTGCGACTGCTAAACACGACTCAATGTAAAGCTCCGCGAGCTGCATCCCGCCGAGTGGGTACGGATTTTCGTCCGACAGCTTACCATTGTAAGCTTCGTACTCATACAGCATCGTGTAAGCTTGGTCAGGCTGTGGGAAGAACAGGATCTCCTGCCGCTGTCCAGTTGTTCCGTCGGACGGCTTGTAGCGGATGGCCGCGACCCTCGGGCTGCTAATGAAGGCGTTCAGGGCTCGCATTTCCAGGATCTGCCCGATCGGAACGATCGTCACTGACTGGCGATACTCGTTCGCAGAGAAGCTTATCGATCCCACGATGCGCCCGAGGTCATCCGGCAGGTCATATTGCGACGTGTCTGCAATCTCCGTGGGAGTCCATGCGTTCGTCGTATCATCGTCGTCATCGGATGGATACCATGTGCTCGTGCCGTCAGCCACACCAGAGACACCATAGAGGGTCATTTCAGACCCGTCATCACTCACATAGGTTGCCCTTGCGTCCGTGTCTGTTTGCGTAATCTTGTCGCCTGCCGTAAAGCTGCCGCGAGTCAGAGCTCCGTCGATCGACTGCTGTAGCGTGAGGGACGTGGTCGGCCGGAGCCAAGACCACTCGTGGCCGACTGTCGCTTCGCCGGCCGGCAGCGGGTAGTAGACTCGCCGCACGCCGGATTGGATGACGCCCATGATCTCGGCGAGCTGGGCGTCCGTGTGTCCCGTGCGCCCATAGTCCAAGAAGAACCCGACCTCCTCGCGTAACTCAGGCAAGCCTATTGAAAGTCCGGGTTCAGCCATATCTTCATCCTGATGTATCGGAGAAAAATGACGGCCAGCAGGTGAGAGAGGAACCTGCTGGCCGCGTGCATCCGGGTCCCGGTATATAACGGGGAGCCCGGAGTTTGCTTACGCAAGCGCCGGAGTCGTCTTTGTGCGACCCTTAACGAGCCAAGCACCCGCCCACTCCAACGTGACTTCCTGGGCGATCGTGGTGCCAGCTCCAGCCCATGTGACCGTGGCCAGAACGGTATCGTCAATGTCATCCGTGGCACCATTCGTGACGGTCACGACCAGATCGTTTGTCGCGATCTCGGCCGTAATGACACGGAACAACTTCCGGATGCCGGGGACCGTCCCGTCGGCCAGAGTGTACGTGCAGTCGCCGGCACCGATCGTGGCGCCCGTAACCAGCGTTGTTCCGCCGATCATTAGCGTTCCGATTGCGCCGTTGTCGACAATCGGAACGACTTCGACCCCGCCGGAAGGCTGGCCGGTCATCGTGAGCGCCATGCACTTCTGTGCAGTGGCCACGTACGTGGTCGTCTGCATCGGAATGGCAGAGCCCTCGCCGGGCAGGCCCGCGCTGATCCACTGGCCAACCGTCGCGGCATCCACAGAGAACGTGAGCATGCCCACGCCAATGACAGTGCTTGCGGCAACGTAGATGTTGCACAACGATCCGGGGAGGTAAATGTCAATCATCTGACCGCCCGACTCGGCTGGATAGTCGCACGCCGCGACGCCAGCATAGAACTGAGCGTTAAGGCTCGTGGGATTCTCGACTCGGTTCAGCCGACTGCCGTCGTACAGCGTGGCGGGCACCGCAGTCGTCGCGTAGTCCCAATTGTAACAGACCGCCTGGCCCTCCTTCAGGACCGTAGT